CCGTCCTCGCTCATGCTATTTTGAAAGAAATTAACAAACACAAAAATGAAGGGCAAACTAGAAACGTTAAAGCAGGCATTCAAGACTGTGCTGATGAAATCATGGTTTATCTTAATAATGCCAGTATTCCGGTTGCAGATAAAATGCTGCAACAAGTTGCTTACATTAGTTGCAACAATGACCAAGAGCTTGGAGAAAAAATTGGTGAAGCTTTCAGCAAAGTTGGAGCGGATGGCGTCGTATTGATGGAGGAGTCTGATACAAATGAAACTTATGTTGATTTTGTTGAAGGCGTTCAATTTGATAGCGGATTAAAATCCCCGCATTTAGTAACGGACAAAGATAAGGGTACAGCTGTTTTAGACGATCCTTACGTGCTTATTGTCTCTTCCCCTATTCCTAATATAAGAAAAATACAAAGTGTCTTAGAACACGTTATAAAATCAAAAAGAAGTTTACTTATAGTCGCAAGCGTTGAGCAGCAGCCGTTCGCTACATTATTATCAAATAAAGTTAAAGGCAATATAAAAGTAAATATAGTTGATGCTCCAGGCTTTGGGCCAACAAGGCAAGAAACTATAGAGGATCTAGCTTTGCTTACAGGCGCTACGATTATAAACGAAGAGCTTGGTGATGATTTAGATTTAATTGATCCAAACGTATTGGGCTCCGCTATTAAAGCTGTAACTGATGATAAATCAACTGTGCTCCAAATATCTGATGAAATTGATATTACAGATAGAGTAGCTGATGTTAATAAAAAAATAGAAACAGAAACAAACCCGTTTTTTAGAAAGAAGCTAGAGCAGCGTTTATCAATGCTAACCGGTAAAGTAGGGCTTGTTTATGTTGGAGCAGATTCAGCTGTAGAGTTAAAAGAAAAGAAAGATAGAGTTGAAGATGCGATCCACGCTACTAAAGCGGCTTATAAAGAAGGTATCGTAGCTGGAGGTGGAATTGCTTTGCTTAATGCAGCAAATAATTTAAAGCCTAAAAACAAAGGGGAAGAGATACTATTTGAATCTATTAAATCTCCTTATTATACAATACTAGACAATGCTGGAATTGTTGAAATCAAAAAGCCTTCTGTTAAGAATAGAGGTATTGATGTTAAAACAGGCAAAGAAGTTAATATGATTAAAGCAGGTATTATAGATCCTGTGTTAGTTACTAAGTCAGCTCTTAAAAATGCTGTAAGTGTTGTAACAACTATCATCTCTGCGGATTGTGTAATCAGTAATAAAAGATTAGCATAATGAGAGCGATTAATTATTACATAGTCATAGACAAGATAAAAGAGGCCCCTAAAAAAGTTGGGGGCATAGAATTAACTGAAAAGCAAGATAGCGACATTAGGTACTTAAAGGGAAAAGTTATAAGTGCCGGTGATAAGGTTACAAGTATTAAAGAAGGCGATATTATAAGATACGATAGACATGCTGGATTTGGTATTGAATGGAAAGATAATTTTCATGTTGTTATAACTGTTAAAGATGTTGTTATTGTCGAATGAGACTAACAGGGGAAGATCTTAGAGAAATAAATTTATTTAAGTATTACAGGCTCGTCAGACGATGGGCTTGTAAAACTTATGATCTTAAAGACGCCGATCTTGAATTGCTGGTGTACCTAGATTGCAAAAAGCTATTTACACGTAATGATTTTATTAATGGCGTGTACACCTACAGCTGGGATAAAAACCGGTGGGAAAGATTACGAAGGAACGGTTGGATCGATGTTTTTAAAGAACGTAATAGAACAACCTCTAAATACGCTGTTTATAAAGTTTCTTCAAAATCAAAAAGATTAATAAATAGAATATACAGAATACTGCTTGCAGAAGAGGATTTACCTACAGCTACAACAAGTGTTTTTTATAATAATAAATCATACACAGATAAAGTTTTTAATAAAGCTATAGACGATATGATTAACGACAAAGATAGATAATGGGCTTTAGATTAAAAGATTTTTCAGACCTTGTTGGTATAGACAAAGAAACCTCAACTTATAATACACCTGTTTTTAAGAAAGCACTAGAAGGCGGGATTTTAGGTGAAGCTAATAATGATGGTACTATTTTTATAGACAAGTCATTAAAAGGTAAAAAGAAACAAGAGGCTGTAAATCACGAAAAAGTACATTTAGATCAAATGGCTCAAGGCAGATTGCAGTATGATGACAATACTGTAACTTGGAAAAAAGATACTAAATCACCGGCTAGAGTTTACAAAAGAATAAATGGACAATTAATAGATGAAAAAACCGGTAAAGGCGCTGAAGAAGGTGGCGACTTTGAATGGGAAAGAGAAGCATATAAAAATTCATAATTATGGCATATAAAGCAAAATCAATAACAAGTAAAGCGTCCAGCGCGTGCAAAATGAATATGGGCTTAGTACAGGGAGCTGCAGATATAGCTGCTTCAAAAAAGTTTGTGGACCATGGAAAAGGCATGGCTGAAAAGTTTTCAGGCGGCGGAGGTAGCGCACCACAAAGCAAGCCTAATGATGACGACAAAAATGACGACAAAAATGAGGGCCAAGCAGCGGCTGCAATAACCACTGATTCAACTGAAACCCCAGAAGTATAAAACAAACTAACTTAACTAAGATGCAAAAACCAATAACTAGTAGAGTAAAAAGATCACCTCTTTTAAAATACTCTCCAGCAAAACAAACAGGAGACGGGAACGTTGAGGCTATAGGGTCTCAAACCACTGAAGGCGATGATATAACCACAACCACAGGGGGTGGAACGGGCTCTACAGAAGGCTTGCCTTCAAGTAAAGAAAAATTTAAAAATCCAAAAGTTCCTGGGCAAACTTGGGAAGAATTTACTAATGCAGAATGCGGATCACCGGGAAAGCCTTTTGGGAGTGGCATGTGCAAGGATGTTGATCCTCCGACCTCTACGACAAAAAAGGGAGAAGGTAAAACAGTAGATGCTAAGCTTTACAGGAAAGACTACCAAGACGTAAAAGAACCTTGGGAAGTACGTAGATCTAATAGAGCTGCTAAGGTTCAAGGTAGAGCCCAAAGAAGAGCTCAAAACAAATCAGACAAAGTAGCAAGACAATTAGCTAAGCTAAGCGACGATGAAAGAAAACCTGGTAATAAAAAATATGACAGGTTAATGGCTAAGCAGACTGAAACAACTCAGGAGCTAGAGAACATGAAAATGGGTTCTGAAAATGTTGCTGAAGGCAGAAGATCCGGAAGGTTAGCTGGTACAACAGTTAGAAGAACAAAAGATAAAGTTAAAACAGCTGGGGATTATGAATCCGATGACCCAGAACAAGTTAGACAACAAGCCCGTCGTGATGAGATTGCAGCAGCATCAAATATGACAACAAGCCAAGCTGCAGGAGCTGTTGAAGCAAATCAAACTCCTTTTTCTGGAATGATGGACACAGCTAAAGAGTTAAGCAAGCTTGATTACGAGATTGGACAATATACCACAGGTATGCCTATGAAGCCCTCTGCTTTTAAAATGAAAGCTAAAAGCCCGGCAGCAAAAAAATTACAAGGAGCACAAAACACATTACCTCAGCATTTACAAGCGGCAATTAAAGCCGCTCCAGGCAAAATGAGATCAGGGTTTAAAATGAAAGGTTACGGTAAAAAATAATAATTATGGCTTATAAACAAAACAATCCATTTTCAAACGAGAATTGCGGATGTGATTCTCCATTAAAGAAAAGCGGAGCTTGGTCTAGAAAAGAAGGTCAATCAGAAACTGGCGGATTAAACGAAAAAGGAGTTGCTGCTTACAGAAGAGCAAATCCTGGGTCTAAACTGCAAACAGCGGTTACGACTAAACCTTCTAAATTAAAAAAAGGTAGTAAAGCAGCTAAACGCAGAAGATCTTTTTGTGCTAGAATGAGCGGCGTAAAAGGGCCAATGAAAAAACCAAATGGTAAGCCTACAAGAAAAGCGTTAGCGTTAAAAAAATGGAATTGCTAATGAAATCAAAAGGACTAGGAGACTCAATAGAAAAGTTTACAAAAGCAACTGGCATTAAAAAATTAGCCGATAAAATTCCCGGCGGTTGTGGTTGTAAAAATAGAAAAGAAAAATTAAACGAAATATTCCCATATAAAAAATAAACCAATGGCTTACAAATCAAAGGGTGGCTGTACCCCTATAACAGCTAAAATCAAACGTACTACAAAAGGCGGTATTACACAGCCTCTACTTAATGTAGGAGCTCCGGTAAAAATGAAAGCAACAACTCCTGCTAAACAAACTAAGTCACATCCGAATGCTGAAGATACTTTTGGCATAGGCAATAAAAAAGCTAAGACAGGATTTGCAGGTGATACCCCGTATTCGGTGCAAGATGGCAAGGGCACAATTCATGGCCCTAAAAGCAGTTATGATGCCGCATACAAAAAAAGAGATAGAAAAGTTTATGGGGAAATGTCTAAAGCTGAGTATATCAAAGAAGCTAAAAGACAAACAAAATCTTTTGAAAGTACTGGAAAATTTGATGCGCCTAAGGCTAAAAAAGCAAAACCTGTTTCTGCAATTAAACCTAAGGTTACAATCGAGTCTAAAAAGCCTACCGCTGATGTAGCCATTGCAGTTAAGCCTAAAGCTAAAGTAGCACCTAAAACAAAAGCTGAAGTTAGAAAAACAGCTAAGGTAAATAAAAAATTATCACAAGCAGCAGAAGCTAGGGCAGCGGGTAATGAAAAGAAAGCTTTAAGAAAAGAAAGAGCTGCACAAAGAAAAGCAGCTAGATTAGCTAAAAAGAAAAAATAAGTGAAAAAAATTTGGGAATGGCTTACAGGTTCCGTCATAAAAGAGGTTGGCGAGGTTTTAGATAACTTAACAACTACAAAGGAAGAGAAGCTAGAAGCTCAAAGGCTTATTACAGAGATTCTTGAAAAAGCTGATAAAGAAGCGCAAGAGCAAGTTACAGCAAGATGGCAGTCGGATATGCAATCTGATTCTTTCTTGTCTAAAAATATTCGCCCTATGGTGCTTATATACTTAACGGTTATATTTACTATTTGCGCGTTTTTTGACGGTAACGTTGGAGAATTTGTAATAGCAGAAGAATATATACCAATATTTCAAACTTTATTAGTTACCGTTTATGGTGCTTATTTTGTAGGAAGATCTTGGGAAAAAGGAAAATCAATAATAAATAACAAAAATAAATAATGGGACAATTTAATAATCAACCAGACTTTGGAACAAACGCATTTCCAGTTGTAGCAGGAACTACAAACGTTAGAAATTGCGCATTGTACTTAGGCAGTGGCGGGGATATAGAGGTTACTTTAATGGGTTCGCCTAATACTCCGGTAGTATTTAAAAACATTCCAAACGGTAGCTTTTTGCCTTGCATAGTTAATACTATTGTAACAGGGGCTAATACTACGGTTGCGGACATTGTAGCTATTCAATAATGAATTGGTCTGCAATATTAAACGGTGTTTGGTGGCCAGATAGAGATGATACAGGGGTTCCTTGTAATACAGTAGCTTTACCCGGGGGTGCAGGAGTAACAGATAATACTATAGCCTTGGATGCCTCTGGAGGCGTAATAACGATACAGTTTACAGCATATGGTATAACGGATAAATTAGAAATAATTCACGGGAGCTCTAGCGGAACAAAAGTGGCTACAACAGGTATGACCACAGTTAATGCCGGTCCTTTTGATAATACATATGGTACTGAACCGTCTAATGTAGTGCCAACAGAACTTCAAACAACTGGTATAGATCAGTTTATAGGTACTAACAAAGGAAGTGTTCCAAGCAGAGCAGGGGCTTATACTTTAGAAACAGGCAATCCTAGCCCTTTAGTTTCACCTTATCAACAATTAATTTGGTGGGTTTATACCACAGCAGATTACCAAGCTTCACCATTTGTCACTGTTAGAGTAACAGGGCCGGTTGATACAGCGTGGCGGTTCGAAAGAGCTTGCTAAAGAAAAGTAGATATTAGCTATAATACGTAATTAATAATATAAGTAATAATAATTAAATTTAATCAAATGTCAAAAAAATTAACACAAGAAGAATTAAAAGAATTGCAAGAAGCAGTAAACGCTATGAACAACCTACAATTACAAATAGGCGGGGTTGAAGCGCAGAAGCACGAATTATTGCACTCTATGGAGACAGCTAAATCAGCTTTAGCTGAGGTACAAAAAAAATTAGAAGATGTTTACGGTCAAGTATCAGTAGATATTTCAACTGGAGACATAAAAGAAGATGAGTCTAGTACGGAAGATTAGTATTGGAAGAGACTATAAGAATGACGCCATGCACTACGCTGTTGGACAGGAAGTGTATGGTGGTCATACTATAGCTAATATAATAGAAGAAGAAAATAAGTACTCTATATATATAAAAAAAGGAGATGAATTATTGCCGTGGAAGGATTTTAATAAGAACATGGCAATTGCAGTTGAATATGATTTGCAATATTAATGAAAGCTTTATATGATTTTATTATAGAACCAGTAGGCGACAGGTATAATAATAAAAAAGAAATAGAAGGCTCAGAACTTATTTTAAATACAGAACTTCATAATCATAATTATTCTAACAGAGTTGCTAAAGTTATAGCTGTGCCGTCTGAAGTAGAAACAGAGATTGAAGTAGGTGATGAGATAATAGTGCATCATAATGTTTTTAGACGTTTTAAAGACATTAGAGGCATCGAAAAAAACAGTAAGTCTTACTATAAAGATAACATATATTTTGCGAGCGAGGACCAAGTGTATGCTTATAAAAGATGTTGTGGTTGGATGGCTTGCAAGGGTTTTAATTTTGTTAAGCCAGTTAGAGAAACAAAAATGTTTTCAATTAACTTTGAAAAAGAAGGCGTTGGAGTTTTATATGCAAAAGATCCAGACTTACATACAATAGAAACTGGAGATTTAATTGGCTTTAGGCCAGGGGCGGAATACGAGTTTATTATTAATTCACAAAGAGTATATCGAGTACCCACCAATTCAATTACAATTAAATATGAATATCAAGGAAACGAAGAAGAATATAATCCAAGCTGGACATAAAGCAGTTGAGGAATTAATAAAAGTGGCAGGCGAAAAGATCGTTGACTCAGGTGATGATATATCAGCTGACAGACTTAAGAATGCTGCTGCTACAAAAAAGCTCGCTATATTCGATGCTTTTGAAATATTAAACAGAATTAAAGAAGAAGAAGATTTATTAAATAACAAACCAAAGGAAGAAGTTGAAAAAAAAGCTTTTAGCGGGTTTGCTGAAAAAAGATCTAAGTAATGTACGAACAGTCATTATACAGCGTAATAACGCCAATAAGATCAAATACTATAGCTAGACTTAATAAATCTAAAAAGTGGGAGTATGGTTATAACAAGGAGCACGATGTAGTTGTTATAAGCAAAACAGGGCAGATTGGTGAAATATACAATATACAAAACCTTAAAATAGCACTTCCTAAGCAACCTAATAAAATTAATAAATCCACAAATAAATGGACAGCAGAGGAATATCCTAAAGAGCTAAAGTCAATAACAAGCGTGTTTGACTGGCGGGATTATCCTGAAGAGTTTCAAAATAAGTGGGAACCATATATAGATGAACAATTCAAGCGAAGAGACGAAGGCCATTGGTTCAATAATAAAGGCATGGCTACTTACATTACTGGCACTCATTTTATGTACTTGCAGTTCAGCAAGATTGACGTTGGGAAGCCAGACTTTAGGGAAGCAAACAGACTATTCTTTATATTTTGGGAAGCTTGTAAAGCAGACTCACGATCTTACGGAATGTGCTACCTTAAAAACCGTCGTTCCGGATTTTCTTTTATGTCTTCAGCAGAAACCGTTAACTTGGCGACAATTACATCAGATGCACGGTACGGTATCTTGTCTAAGTCTGGAAGCGATGCTAAGAAAATGTTCACAGATAAAGTCGTACCAATATCAGTCAACTACCCGTTCTTTTTCAAACCCATCCAGGACGGTATGGACAGGCCAAAAACCGAACTTGCTTATAGAATACCCGCCTCAAGACTTACCCGTAAATCAATTCAAACCAAAGAAAATAAAGAATCACTCGAAGGGCTTGACACAACAATTGACTGGAAAAACACGGGGGACAATTCGTACGATGGTGAAAAATTAAGACTACTAGTACACGATGAAAGTGGAAAGTGGGAAAGGCCAGATAATATATTAAATAACTGGCGAGTAACAAAAACGTGTTTACGTTTAGGTTCTAGAATTATCGGTAAGTGTATGATGGGATCAACGTCAAACGCTTTAGATAAAGGAGGAGATAACTTTAAAAAACTTTATAATAATTCTGACGTTAGCAAAAGAAATAGGAATGGCCAAACCGCGTCAGGATTATATTCTTTGTTTATGCCAATGGAGTGGAATTATGAAGGTTTTATAGACGAATACGGAATGCCTGTGTTTAACACTCCTAAAGAAGAAGTACTGGGGCCATATGGAGACGTTATAGATGTCGGTGTAATTGAACACTGGGATAATGAAGCAGATGGATTAAAAGGAGACCAGGATGCTTTAAATGAATTTTACAGACAGTTTCCGCGCACGGAAGAACATGCGTTTAGAGATGAAACAAAAAACAGTATATTTAATTTAGTAAAAATATACGAGCAAATAGATTATAACGAAGATCTTGGTAATACTAATGTATTAACTACAGGTAGTTTTCAATGGGCAAATGGAGTTAAAGATTCTACAGTAATATTTACACCAAACCCCAGTGGTCGATTCAAAGTTTCCTGGGTACCAGGATTAGCTTTACAGAATAGACAAAATATAAAAAACGGTTTAAAAAGCCCAGGCAATGAACATATGGGTGCATTTGGATGTGACAGTTATGACATATCAGGTACAACAGATGGTCAAGGTTCAAAAGGAGCTTTGCACGGCTTAACTAAGTTTAGTATGGAAGATGCTCCTGCTAATACATTCTTTTTAGAATATATAGCTAGACCTCAAACCGCTGAAATGTTTTTTGAAGATGTATTAATGGCATGTGTATTTTACGGAATGCCAATATTAGCTGAAAACAACAAGCCTAGATTATTGTATTATTTTAAAAGAAGAGGATATAGAGGTTATTCAATGAATAGACCTGATAAAGTTTGGAATAAGCTTTCAGTTACAGAAAGAGAAATTGGAGGTATGCCAAATTCAAGCGAAGATATTAAGCAAGCCCACGCAGCAGCTATCGAAAGTTATATTGATAGGCATGTTGGATTGCAAGAAGACGGGAGTTACGGTACTATGTACTTTAATACAACTCTAAATGAATGGTCCAGATTTGATATAAATAAAAGAACAAAGTTTGATGCCGCGATTAGTTCCGGCTTAGCCATAATGGCTTGCAACAGACATTTATACCATCCGAGGCCACAAGTAGAGAAAAATAAAATAAATTTAAAAATAGCTAAATACACCAATTCCGGTGGTTTATCAAAACTAATAGAAAAATAAAAATATGGCTGAGTCAGTTGTAACAAGTTATTTTCCGAGTCAAATAGCAAGCGATGCCGAGAAAATGTCCAAAGATTATGGTAACACCATTGGTAGAGCTATTGAAAACGAATGGTTTAGTTCCGATAATGGGAATAGCCGATTCAAAAGTAATCAAGCTACTTTTCACAACCTAAGATTATATGCTCGAGGAGAGCAAGGAATACAGAAGTATAAAGATGAATTATCTATTAATGGTGATTTATCTTATTTGAATTTAGACTGGAAACCAGTGCCAATTATACCTAAGTTTGTTGATATAGTTGTTAATGGTATTTCAGATAGACAATTTGATATAAAAGCATATTCGCAAGATCCATACGGCGTTGAAAAACGTACAAAGTACATGGAGGCTATTATAAGGGATATGCAAACAAAAGAGCTTAATGATTTTGCTGCAAAAGAATTTGGAGTTAATTTATTTGAAAGTGATCCAGATGCTTTGCCTAAAAACAAAGAAGAGCTTGATTTGCATATGCAACTTAGCTACAAGCAACAAGTTGAATTAGCGGAAGAGCAAGCTTTAAATGTTTTATTAGACGGTAATAATTATGATTTAATTAAACGCAGATGCAACTATGATTTAACGACCATCGGTATTGGAGCGGTTAAGAACACATTTAGTAAAGCTGAAGGAGCAACTGTTGAATACGTTGATCCGGTAAATTTAGTTTGGTCATACACAGATTCTCCTTACTTTGAAGATATATATTATGTTGGAGAAGTAAAAGCTGTTCATTTAAACGAGCTTAAAAAAGAATTCCCTTGGCTTACTAATGATGATTTACAAAAAATTGCAGGACAAAGCACTAGTAACAATGGATTTTACGATAGAACGCTCAGTAACTCTGATTATGATGATTCAAATACTGTACAGGTTCTTTACTTTAATTATAAAACTTTTACGAACGAAGTATACAAAGTTAAAGAAACAGCAACGGGAGCGGCAAAAATAATACCTAAAACAGATGAATTTAATCCGCCAGAAGAACTTTATGAGGAGTATGGCATATCTAAATTATCTCAATCTTTAGAAGTAATATATGAAGGTGTAAAAATATTAGGTGGAGAATTGCTTAAGTGGGAATTAGCTAAAAATATGATACGCCCTAAAAGCGATTATACTAAAGTCAAAATGAATTATAGTATTGTAGCTCCCAGAATGTACAGAGGCAGAATAGAATCTATAGTAAGCCGTATAACAGGGTTTGCGGATATGATTCAGCTTACGCATTTAAAACTGCAACAAGTTATGTCAAGAATGGTTCCAGACGGAGTTTATCTTGACGCGGATGGTTTAGCAGAAGTAGATTTAGGTAATGGAACTAATTACAACCCGCAGGAAGCATTAAATATGTTTTTCCAAACAGGTTCTGTAATTGGCAGATCCTTTACTCAAGACGGGGATATGAACCCTGGTAAAGTACCTATTCAAGAAATTACTACTGGAGCAGGCGGCCAAAAAATGCAAAGCTTAATTGCTAACTATAATTACTACATGCAAATGATCCGTGACGTAACGGGGCTTAATGAGGCTAGAGATGGAAGTACTCCAGATTCTAGAGCATTAGTAGGAGTACAAAAGCTTGCGGCAGCAAATTCAAATGTAGCAACACGACATATATTAGAAGGTAGTTTATTTTTAACTGCAGATTTATGCGAAGGATTATCATTAAGAATATCTGATATACTAGAATATTCGCCAACAAAAGAAGCGTTTATACATAAGATAGGTAATCAGAATGTAGCAGTACTAGAGGAAATGAGTGATTTATACTTATATGACTTTGGTATATTTATTGAATTGCAACCAGATGATGAACAAAGAGCTGTATTAGAAAACAATATACAAGCGGCTGTTCAAAGTGGTCTTATTGATTTATCAGATGCTATTGATTTAAGAGAAATTAAAAACCTTAAACTAGCTAATCAATTACTTAAGATACGAAGAAACGAAAAGCAATTAAAAGATCAGCAAATGCAACAGCAGAATATACAAGCTCAAGCTGAAGCTAACGCTCAAGCTCAACAAGTAGCTGCTCAGGCTGAGGTTCAAAAACAACAGGCTTTAATACAACAAAAAATTGCATTAGAGCAAGCTAAAGCTCAAATTGATTCTCAAAAGCTAATACAAGAAGCTTCTTTAAAGAAAGAATTAATGTCTTTAGAATTTGAAATGAATATGCGTTTAAAAGGTATTGAAGTTTCAGGAAAGAAACAGGAATTAGCAGAAAAAGAAGATCGTAAAGACGAGCGAACAAAATTACAAGCAACACAACAAAGTGAATTAATAAATCAAAGACAAAACGATTTGCCACCTAAAAACTTCGAATCCAGCGGAAACGATATACTTAGCGGCAATTTTAACTTAGGTTCCTTCGAGCCTAGGTAATAATAATAATAATTATATAATATTTTATCATGTCAGAAGAACTAGAAAAAGAGGTGCCAGTAGTTGAAGAAACTGCCACGCAAGAAACAAAACCTATGTCGTTTGAGGACGGCGTTATTAAGGTTGATTTATCAGAATTAAATAAACCAACAGAAGATGCCATTCCAGAGCAAGAAACAGATGCAGGCGATGTTCCTGTCGAACAACCCCAAGACACGTCAAGCAGCGAAGAAGTGGTTGAAGAAGTACGGGAGCCCGTCCAAAATAACGAAGAGCCCGTTCAAGCTGAAGAATCCGTTCTTCAAGAAATAACAGAAGAAGAAATTGTTGAGCAAGCTGAAGAGCTTGAAGAGCAAGTAGAGCAAGCTTTGGTAGAAGCTGATGCAGGAATTGAATTACCTGAGAATATTCAAAAGGTAGTTGAGTTTATAAATGAAACAGGAGGATCTCTTGAGGATTATGTTAAGCTTAATACAGATTATGCTTCATTAAATGAAACACAATTATTAAGAGAATATTACGAAACAACACGCCCTCATTTGGACTCTGAAGAAATTTCTTTCTTAATGGAAGATAATTTTGCTTATGACGAAGAGCTAGACGACGATCGTGATGTACGCAGAAAAAAGTTAGCTCATAAAGAAGAGCTAGCAAAAGCTAAAAATCACTTAGACGGATTAAAGACTAGGTATTACGAAGAAATTAAAGCTGGATCAAAATTAAATCCAGAACAACAAAAAGCGGTTGAGTTTTTTAACCGTTATAAAAAAGAAAACGAACAGGCAACTAAAGTAGCTGAACAACAAGTATCTACATTTAAAAACAAAACAGAAAAGCTTTTTTCTAATGATTTCAAAGGTTTTGATTTCAACGTTGGGGAAAAGAAGTTTAGGTTTAAAGTAAACAATGTGGATCAGGTTAAAGACACTCAAAGCGACATCAATAATTTGGTCAAGAAGTTCTTGAACGATAAAAATGAAATGAATGACGCAGCAGGTTATCACAAGTCTTTATTTACAGCTATGAATCCAGATGCAATTGCAAACCACTTTTACGAGCAAGGCAAAGCCGACGCAATGAAAAGCAGTGTTGAAAAAGCCAAGAATATTGATATGAGCCCAAGAGGCGCTCATGAGAAAGTCAGTATGCCGGGCGGTTTTACGGTTAAGTCAATTAAATCTTCTAGTTCGCCTAGGTTTGGAATTAAAAGAAAATAAAACAACAACTTAAAACTTAAAAATTATGTCCTACGACAAGTTTGGTGTACCTAAAGGTACTGAAGCCGGAGCGCAGTTAAATCATTTAACGCCACGCCCAACACAAACATTATTTAATGACAACTATCTAACTCTTGCAGATTTAGATTTTACACAACAGTTTTTACCAGAAGTATATGAGAAAGAAGTAGAGCGTTACGGAAACCGTACGATCTCTGGATTCTTACGTATGGTAGGAGCAGAAATGCCTATGGCTTCAGATACAGTAGTATGGTCTGAGCAAGGAAGATTACACATTGCATATGAAGATGTACTAACTACTACTACAACAGTTGTTATTCCTGCAGCTAAAGGAAATGTTATTGGCCCAGGCGCTACAATCGTAGTTGCTTCAGCTGATGGACTAACTGTAGAAAAAGCTTACGTAAAAACTGTTACACCGGATTCCCCTAACACAGGTGATGCTACATTAACAGTAGTAGGTTATGCAGCTACAACAATCACAGCTCATGCTGCTGCTAAAGTATTTGTATATGGTTCTGAATACGCAAAAGGAACTTCTAACGCAGGTACTTCTGTTGATGCAGCTTTCGAGCAGTTTAACAACAAGCCAATTATCCTTAGAGATAAATACAATGTAAGCGGTTCTGATACTGCTCAAATTGGATGGGTTGAGGTTACTACTGAAGCTGGAACATCTGGCTACTTATGGTACTTAAAGTCTGAGCACGAAGCACGTATTCGTTTTGAAGACCAATTAGAAATGGTAATGATTGAAGCTGAAAAAGCTGCAACTGCTATTGTGCCAGACACTAACAACAACTTTGGCGGTGGAACACAACTTACAGGTTCTGACGGTCTTTTTGCTGCTCTTGAAACTAGAGGTCTTGTTTATTCAGACGCTAACTTTGGAGCCGCTGGTGGATTAGATGATTTTGACACTATCTTACAGGAGCTTGATAAGCAAGGAGCTATTGAAGAAAACATGCTTTTCTTAGATCGCGCAACTTCTTTGGGTATTGACAATATGTTAGCACAGCAAAATTCTTACGGAGCAAACGGAACATCTTACGGTGTATTTGACAACTCTGAAGATATGGCGCTTAACTTAGGATTTAGTGGATTCCGTAGAGGATCTTACGATTTCTATAAGACTGACTGGAAATACCTAAACGACTCTACAACTCGTGGATTAGTTGGAGATGTTGAAGGTGTTATCGTACCTGCAGGAACTTCTACAGTTTACGATCAGCAATTAGGAAAAAATATTTCACGACCATTCTTACATATCCGTTATAGAGCTTCTGAAGCTGACGATCGTAAGATGAAGTCTTGGATTACTGGATCCGTTGGCGGAAACTATACAAGCGACGAAGATGCAATGAACGTTCATTTCTTATCAGAAAGATGTTTATGTGTACAAGGAGCTAACAACTTTGTATTGTTGAAAAAAGCAACAGCATAGTAAATTAATGTAATTGTTACCCTCGTTGTACTGACGGGGGTAATTATTACTTTTTATCAATTATTTAATTATATTATATCATGGCTAAAAAAGCTACAGCAGAAACAACCGAGGTTGCGCCTCAACCAACTAGTGCAAAAACTGCACCAGTTCAAAAAGCACCAGCTAAACCGGTGTTTGAATTTAAAGATAGAACTTATTATATTGCTACAGGAAAATCTCCTTTATTATTTACTATTCCTTCAAAGCATAGCCAACGTAAACCTTTATTGTATTTTGACAAAGATTTAGGCTACGCACGTGAACTTCGTTATGCTACTAATCAACCAACACCACTTGTTGATGAGCAGAAAGGGGAAGTAACACTAGGTAGAATTGCTTTTAGAAACGGCACATTAACTGTAAAGAAAGAAAACGTTGCCTTGCAAAAGTTACTATCTATATACCATCCTTTTAAAGATCGTATATATAAAGAACTAGATCCAGTACAAGATTCAGTTAATGAATTAGATTGGATTGAATACGAATTAGAAGCTTTAACAGCTGCTAAAAGTATGGATATTAATCACGCGGAAGCGATATTAAGATCTGAGTTTGGGGAAAAAGTTACAACATTATCTTCAAGCGAATTAAAAAGAGATTTGATGATCTTTGCAAAAAGAAATCCTATCTTGTTTATGGAGTTAGCCAACGACGATTCTGTTGAGCTAAGAAATACAGGAGCTAAAGCCGTTGAAGCCGGCATATTGAAACTCTCTGGTGACCAACGTACATTTACATATGGCGATGGAAACAGAAAATTAATGACAGTTCCTTTTGATGAACACCCATATTCTGCATTAGCATCTTTCTTTAAGACTGATGATGGAATGGAAGTTTACAAAACAATTTTAAAAAGACTTAAATAAGTCACTAATTATAGTAGCTAGGCCGCTATAATGGTGGCCTAATTACTATAAATAATAAAAAAATATACAAATGGCAATAAGCGTGGATAGTGTTTACCAGCGAGTGCTTGGCATACTTAACAAAGAACAAAGAGGCTATGTAACAGCTCAGGAATTTAACTTATTTGCTAACCAAGCGCAAGAAGATTTATTCGAACAATACTTTTACGATATAAACCAGTTTGGTAGAATACCAGGTAATAGCACAGAGTATTCGGACATGTTAAATTTACTTAATGAGAAGATTAACATATTTGAAACTGTAGCTCAACCAACTCGTACAGGAAACTTTTTTGACGAGCCAGCTGACCTATATAGATTAGGAACAGTAGTATACAAAAATACAACAACAAATCCCTTTGGTGTATCATCTACAGAAAACATTGAAGCAGAGCGTATTAACGCTAACGAGTTTTTATATATAAATTCATCCCCATTAACAAAACCTAAAAACGTTAGACCTGTATTTGTAGCAAACACAAATGGAATCAGAGTTTATGGTAATAGCGAGATAACAGATGTTGCTGAAGTAGAGTTTCAATATATAAAGAAACCATCTAAGGTTCAATGGGCTTACCAAATAGTATTTAACGAACCATTATATGACGCAGCTAATTCAGTTAACTTTGAATTGCACCCGTCAGATGAAACAGAGCTTGTGATCAAAATATTAGAATTATCAGGCATATTAATAAAAGATCTTAACTTGTATCAAGTTATGAATCAAGAAGAGCAAGAAACTATCCAACAAGAAAAAGCATAACATATGGGTTTAATAAATCAAACAGACGAACAATACTACTTAGGCCCAGATAATGTTTGGAACAGTTGGGATGAAGATTATGGTAATTACCAATTTACTAGCATTAAAGATATTATAAATAACTTTATTATATCTTATGTAGGTGAAGAAAAAATTATACCTAAAGTTAAAAGAACAGATGTAGCTTTTCATGCTCAACGTGGAATACAAGAATTTAGCTTTGATATACTACCTTCAGTTAAATCTGCTGAAATTGAGATAGGGCCTAATTTAAACTTCGTATTACCGAAAGACTACGTAAACTATGTAAAACTAGTTTGGGTTGATTCTAGCGGCATAGAACGCGTTGTGTACCCTGCTCAGCATACTAGTAATCCATTCCCAATACTACAAGACAATAATTACGAGTATCTTTTTGACGAACAAGATCAAGAGATAATATCTGCGCAATCTTCGGAAACAAAGAAAAGATTTGAATCTACAAACCGTAATGAAGTTAATAATAACTTAGATAATTTAGATAACAAGTTAGGTGGGGGTTATTACTTTAATCACTTTGGAAGACGCTACGGCCTTTCGCCACAACAAGCACAAACCAACGGAGTCTTTTATATAGATCAACTACAAGGGATTATATTCTTTGATTCTTCATTTGTTGGGAAAATAGTTACATTAAAATATATCTCAGACGGCCTTGGCACTGACGAAGAAATGGTTGTGCATAAGTTTGCAGAAGAAGCTTTATATAAATATATAGCTTATGCTGTTTTATCTACAAGAGCAAACACACCTGAATATTTAGTATCACGCTTTAAGAGAGAAACCTCTGCAGCTAAAAGAAATGCTAAAATAAGATTATCAAATATTAAAATTGAGGAGATTACGCAAGTTATGCGTAATAAATCCAAAGTAATAAAACACTAATATATGGCAGAGTTTGTGCATGTTTTCCAAGCAGGGAGAATGAACAAAGACCTTGACGAACGTTTAGTTCCGAATGGAGAATACAGAGACGCTTTAAATTTAGACTTAGCAAACTCCGACGCGAGTGATGTTGGGGCTATGCAAAATATTGCGGGTACAATACAACTGCGGTCAAAAGTAGGCACTGGAGCAACCTGGACAGGTGGCTATATAGACGCTATGACAAATCCTGTTTGTATTGGATCTTATAGAGATGATATAAACGAAAGAATATATTGGTTCATAGCAAGTGACGGCATTAGTGCGATTGCAGAATATGACCAAACAAAAAATGAAGTTAGCCCTGTATTAGTAGATACTGCTGGTATTTTAAATTTTTCACAAGACTATTTAATTACAGGTATTAATATACTTGATAAGTTTTTATTTTGGACAGACGATCAAACAGAGCCAAAAAAGATTAACATTGAAAAGTTTAAAACAGGTTCTACTGATTTTATTACTCAAACTAAAATTCCTAAATGGGATGCAGATCAAAACACTTATAATGCCAACTTATCAGGTCAACCTGATTTTGTAGAAGCAGATGTTACTACAATTAAACTTTCCCCTTTAAGCGCTCCGACAATTAATGCTTCAGTCAGTGAATATGGTAATAATATTCCAGGAACAGGCTTAACTCCTGTTTCAACTACATTCAACTATGAGGGTTTAGAAAATTTTACATTTATTCCTAACCCAACAACTGCGTCTAATACATTTATATCATACCCCACTTATGGAGAATATCTTGAAAATAGAGAAAGCGGTACATATTTAAACAGCAGTTTTAATGACCCAGTAAACAATCCT